TAAGCTCAGGCCCACCCAAATACTCATCGCACCAAGCACCCAAGTTAATGCTAGAAGGGTCATAGCTGCCAAGCTCCATACCCTCCAGAACGGTATTATTCTGACTAAACTGAGAGTAAGTCTTGAATAGCACTCGGCTACCATTTGGCAGAATAAACGAGTTACCAGCAAATCCGTTTTGGCTAGTAAAAGAAACATATTCATTTGATCCTAGTGTTTTCTGTTTAAGCTCAAGGGGCAGCGACTTGTAAACCGCAGCTTGTTGCACAAGCACAGACAACTCAGCGTTCTGGCTAAAGCACACGATTAGGGAGTTGGCATTAGCCATCGCATAGCGCACAACCATCCACGCACCCATATAAGTTTTAGCTGCTCTATTTCCACCCAAAGCTAGTAGTTCGTTCGACTCCTTGAACAACTCCTCTGCCTTCCTCCAATTGCTAAGAACAAAGCCATGCCTATACGGGTCGCTTTCTGCTCTCCGTATTACATCATGGTAGTTTGTCCAATAAGCCAGCAAGTCGGCTGGCTCCATGAGCAACATCTCCTCATCTGTAGGAGGCTTGAGAATAGCGTGTCTTGCCCAGTTTAACATTAGACGTTAATGGCTTGGGCTCGACGTTCCGCTACACTCGCCGCAATCTTTGCTTTGATGTCTTCCAGATGCTTCTGCACATCCTCAATAGATGGGCCTACATTGACTACCAAAGCTTTCGGGCCTTCACCCATAGCTGCCATATAGCTTTCACCCATCATGCTCGCAGCTTGAGCCAAATCACGGATGTTTGTCTTCTTCACTTGCTCATCGTCATCCTCCATCATGTCCATCTTCCTGTGCAGCAAAGCCTGACTCCGTTGCTTCAACAAGAACGACTCACCCGCAGCATATTCCCTCCAGTCTCCAAGAACGGCTTTATGGTCACGACAAATGCGAGATACTGTCTTCTTATCAACACCACACTCACTCGCGGCTTTACGCACACTACCGTGCATAGCCAGTTCCTCAATTACCTTAATCGCCACCGCCGCATTGGTAGCCTCTATGGACGATCCATGAGTCGCCGCCTTGATAGCAACACTCTTAGCAACACTACGCTTCAACTGGGACAGGCTATTCATATCTGTCCTCCTTTAGCATCAAACTTACGACCAACTGTCCACTTAGGCAAAATCAAATTACCTTTGCTGTCACGCTTCATGCTCTTAGCATCGCGCAAATGCTCTGGCGCACACAAATGGTTTGGAAGGTCTTTAACTGGACGCTTATGCCTCATACGCCTGTTATGACATACCCAAATAATAATGTCAAGCAAAATCTTTACACATTTAAAACATAAACACAACTTGACTTAAAAGACTGCATCAGATAATGTGGCTTGTAATTAATCTTTCACGCTGCGAGACTCAAGGGTGTTTCCATCAGCACTAGTCGAGCACATACAATTACAAGCACCCCCTTCGGGGGATGACTAAGGGGGGACAAATTGAGCTTGTCAAGCTTATTCGTATCGGAACAAATGCGAATTGTAACGTAACCTCTTGGTCTTACGGGAATAGAAATTTATTTTTTATTTTTTATTTTCACATACTTGCCAAAAAAACTAGTGCTTATTTACGGCAAGAGTAGCGCAAACAATTATGCGTTTCACAGCACATCAACTGCAACGCCAATAAGTTGTGGATAAAATTACTGTGCGTTATGGGTGTGCGGAAGGAGCTAAGGGATAATTTTTTTTATGGTGGGGTTAACCAATTAGAAATTTCTTGGGGGGGGGAGAGGTGCATCCCCGCCCCCCCTAGGGGAAACGCCCTAGGTTAATCCACACTGGTTTAATGTGCTTTAGTTTAATCCACATTGGGTTAATGTGCTTTACGTTAATCCACATTAGTCCGGTGGGATATGCCATTTGCCCCTTGCGGGCGATTCTGGGCGGGTGCATGGGCGAAGGGCGGTGATGGTATGGGCGAGCTGCTTTGCGTGGCTTGGCGGCGATTTGACCCCTGCGCGCGTGGGCGGACTTAAGGGGCAAATGCATTCCCCGTCCATCCGCACCAGCAAGGGGAACACCCGCCCACAAAAAAGCCCCACCGTTTGCGGGTGGGGCTTGGTTGGCTTGGCTTGGCTTAAATAGCTATTGCAATCGGATAAACTCCCGCCTTCCGGTTTTCGGCTTTTATCCGCTCAAACCTTGCCGCATCTACTGCGCTCCAATACTTCCGGTAAGCCGCAAGGGCCACCTTCTTTTCCTCCGCAAATGCGTCAGGGCTTGCGCCCTTCCGGAGGGCCTTCATCATTGCCTTTTTGAGCACGGTGTTCTTGGCTTTCATGTCGTTCTCGAGGACTGTCAGTGTATCGGTGTTCATTCTGTTTTTTTGTTAGGTTGACGAGGGCGAACTGCCCCCGATTGAAAGAGGAAAGCACACGGCGCAGATGATTGCAAGCCCCTTTTTTGGGGCATGAAAAAGCCCCACCGTTTGCGGGTGGGGCTTGGATTATTTGACGAGGGCGAGAAAGGCGCAGATGGCCATCAAGACAAGGGCGAGAATGAGGGTCATATGGTGACCGAAAACCCGCTTTGGTCTTTCTTTGCTTTACCCTTCGCCCGTAGGCCTACGACCTTGTTTTTGCCATCTAAAAAACGGAGGTCATGCAGATCACCGTCAACAACCTCACGACCTTGCCAAGTGGCGGGCAAGTCTTCGCCCTTTTTGATCGAGAACACTACGGCGACGTTCTCGCCTCTTTCCATGAGCTTCGTGACCGTGTCTCCGTTACATTCGCTTCGTGAGAACGTGAGCTGATAGTTTGCTGGCAATTCCCTGTCAAACCTTGTCGAGTTTTTGGTGTAATCATAGAACCGAACCGATGGAAAACGTGAAAAGAGGTTTGCCCCTTTCGCGCCGCCTAGGTTTTCCCAGGGTAAATCGGACGTTCCGTTCAAACGGACGCAGGGTGTCAGATTGAGCTTTTTCGCCTTTTTTATAAGGGAAACTATGTCCTTTTCAAGTAGCTCAACAAAAGCAATTGTGTCCTTGAAAAAAAGAAGCGTTTTTGCCTTTCGCGCCGCCTGCACGTTTGCAAATATTCCCATCCCTGCGCTGAATAAGCAGGCCGCCGCGCACCCTTGGCTTGCGTGGGAGCAAACGTTACGCCCGCTTAGATTGTAAGGAGCAAGGTAAAGGATTCCCGTAAGATATCCCAACTGTTCGCCCTTCGTGGTTTTCGCGTTTTCTACGGTCAATAGTTTCATCTGATTTGTTTTTGTTTATCTATCGTTTCGGGTCGGCGGATTGCCTCCCCATAAAACAATCAAAGCAGAAAAAAGCGGACGAGTCGAATCTTTTTTTCAATTAATTTCGGTGGGGTGCTTACCCCTAGGGTGGATACCCGTGGGGTGGAATGCCCAGATATATCCCCTAGGGTGCACACCCCAGACACCTTTCCCCACCTACAGCACCCACATCCCCACTCTCACCCATCGTTCCATATATATTTTTATCCATATAAACACTGCTTAAGAGGGTAACAGTTTTGCTTTTTTCCACAGCAATTGCTTCTTAAGGGGGTAACAGTTGGCAACAAAAAAGCCCCACCGTTTCGGGTGGGGTTTGCTTGGCTTGCCTTGGTTTGCCCTACTGTTTCAAGGAGTCTTGGATTTGAGTCATCACAAATCTAAAGTCGGCTTGTAAGGCGTCTTGGAACTTGTTGAACTTCTCAAATACGTCGTCACCAGCTTGACAGTCAGCAAGGGCAAGACGCTTGGCGGTTTGCTCTGCGGACTTGATTGCTTCAAGCAAACGGACAGCGCGAACGTGGGGGGTGTTTTTTGTGTTGGTTTTCATTATGTGTGTGTGTGTGTTTCGGTCGGCGGAGTGCCTTCCATGTGACTGATGAAACTGATCCAAATTTAAATTGCAACACTTTTCTTTCAATTATTTTTGGGCATAAAAAAACCCCACCCTTTCGGGTGGGGCTTGGCTCAGTTATTTGCAGAGATCGTCCACAAACTTCTTTGCCTCCCAGAGGTAGTCGAGGCACATGATGGTGGCGTTCAGCGCATCGTCTCCAGCGGTGTAAGCCTCTCGGTTTCGGTAGACCGAATACGAGCGTCCACGGGCGGTCTCGTCACCTAGTTGACGGTTGTCATAGCTCTCTATGGCGTATCCACGATAATCGCGGAGGACGGTGGTTCCTATCTTGTTTGTAATGGTGGTGATCATTTTCGTGTATGTGTGTGTTGGTTTTGAGAAGCGGAGTGCGTCCCATTTAAACAGTAAAGCAGATTCTCTTTTTCTTTGCAAGCTTTATTTTCAATTATTTTTCGGGGCATAAAAAAGCCCACCGTTGCGGGTGGGCTTGGTGTGTCTTGAATTACGGGCGACCTTGACGATCCACCCAGCCCATCTGCTGGGGTGTCTCGTATCCCTCTTCCTCCTCGTCCTCATCCTCATCGTCTAACGGAGGGTGAGTTGCGTCCCATTGCTCCTGCCTCTGAAGGGCGAGGGTGCGTTTGGCTTCAAGGGCGATCTCATCTTGAGCCGTCCAGTTGCTGGACACTTTCCACGGGTTCATTCTGCCTCCTCCTCGTCGAGGTTGTCGGGATTAGCTGCGATTATTTCCTCCAGCGTCCTGAGCCGCCTCACGGTGGTTTCGATGGGCCTTAACGTAGGCAGCGGGGGCCAATAGCCCTCATGTTGGTCGAGGCCGTCAGCGGCACGGTTGGCGAAGTAGGAGCCAGAGCAAGATGTGTTTGGTTTCATTTAAAAGGCCACCCCTTTTACGAGGTGGCTTGAGGTTACTTGGTGACCTTGGCTACGGTGGTGTAATTCTCAGCGAAAAAAGCCAAGTTTTTATCGCTGTCCCATCCTCGGAACACATGATCCCTACCGTTGTGCTGGAGAACCAATGGCATCATTTTTTTGACTTGACTCCATCCACGGGGAACGGAAATGTCCAACCATTGTTTGCCGTCGAGGATATGGACGGTGACGATTGACAGGGCGTTTTTGGCTATTTTAGCGGTCATTTTTATGTGTGTGTTTTTAGGTTGCGGGAGGCATAAAAAAGCTCCCGATTGCAAGAGCAAAAGAGAGCTTCGACTAACGTACAAGCTTTATTTTTTAGACCGTGGTAAGTTGAAGGCTTTTCTTTCCAGCGGCAATGGTGGATGTCACCAGAGCAGGGTTCGTCACGATGTCCCAAAACGTGTTTTTGGAATTCGCCCCAGCACCAAACTCGGAGGAAACAAATTGCTTGCCCACATCGTCGCCAGAGGACTCGTGAGAGTAGTAGTCCGTGACCGCTGAAAATGCATCAGCGAGGGTCTCACCACGGTTACCAGCACCAGTCTTGAACAGGGTGGAGAGGCGTTTGGCCTGATTGACGGCGCGAGTAGACATCTCGTCGCCACCACCCAGAAAACCAGCGAACAAATCGCCAGCGTTGTCCGCTGAGATCGGAGCGGAGGCGAGCGACGAAAACGCTTTTTCAAACTCAGCTTTTGCACCGAGGGTAGAATCGATGATCTGCTCAATCAGGATGAGACGAGCAGCAGCGTTTTTGGAGTGTTTGATACCAGTTGCGTTACCAGCGAACGCACCCTTTGCAGAACGGTTAAACCTGTAGGTATTGGCGCATACCGTGCAGGTGTTTGAGTTGCCCCACCAAGCAGTCGAACTCATGTCGTAAGAATTGCCAAAATTAATGTAGTTATCAAACTTGCGATGACCGATTGACGCAGTTGCTGAATCCAGTTTAAAGGACAGGAAAATGCGATTACGGTTGTAGATGCTGCCAACTGATGACAGGGTAACGCCCTTAACGCCCAAAAACGCTTCTTTGATTGCGTCCAGAAACATGGAGTTGGTGATAGGCGTATAACTGTCCGTATAAGGGACGCCAATCTGGATGGAGGGATTGTCGGTTGCTACCCCCAGGGAGTATTCGGTGCTTGCTCCTGCTAGGGTCATTGGGACGGGGATAGCGTCCCAACTGCGAAGCCAATTGTTGTCGATAGTGAGATCAGACCTAACCCGTGTGAGTTTAGTCCATGCCATTTCTGTGCCTTCCTGAACGTCGAACTTTCCGATGTGATGTGACATATTTTTATCCTATTTTTGTTTTGGTTGCGAGGGGAAACGCCCCCTCATGGAAATTAATCAATCTGCTTTTTCTGTTTCGTGCAAGCACTTTTTTAATCTATTTTTGCCAGAGTTCTGAAAGTCGTTGTTGGACGGTTAAATAAGACATCTTGTTTTCCTGATGTGCCGTTGCGATTCTTCACCTGAATGAGCTGAGATTCGATGGTTTTCAGAGTGGAGTCGTTAAAATCCACAGGCACTCCCATTGAGTCATTCGCACTCCAATGGCAAAAAATAATTCTATCCGCATCCTGTTCAATGTTACCGCTTTCCCTTAAATCAGAGGCGCGGGGCTCACGCTCTTCCTTCTCAACTGAACGACTCAACTGAGCGAGCAGAATCACGGGTATTCCGAGGTCGAGCGCAATGTCTTTCATTGAGCGAGTGAAACGCCCGATAGCCATGTCCCTCGTCTCGCCCTTAATCTGCTCAACGTCATAGGCTTGCAGGTAATCAATGAAAACTGCTTTAATTTGCTTGGTCTGTTTCATGGCTTTGATTCGCGCACAAATCTGGCTTGCGGTGCTGTCCTTGTCGAAAATGTGCAGCTTCGTGTTCTGCTGCACCTCGCGGATCGAATTTACCAGCGTTGCAACGTCCGCTTTGTGCATCGTGTTTTTCCGCGCCTCACGCCATGAGAGACCACAAAGCGATTGCGCGAACAACTGTGGCAACTGACCCACAGGCATTTCCCGTGAGAAAAACGCCACGTCACCGTATTTCGCAGCCCACGCATACGCCACCTGACGCGCAAACGAGGATTTGCCGCGACTGGGCCTAGCAGCGACCACAACAAGCTCGCCGCCTTCAGCCATGTCCAGACGCTCATCCATACCCGCAAATGGCCAAGAATACCCCTCCATTTTTTCACCCTCACCGATGCGCCTTAAGAGCTCAATTGTGTCATCACACGCCTCACCCAAGGTTTTTGGTTTTTCTAGTCCCTCCCTAATCTTAAGAGCATCCTCAATCTGCTGCGAGAATACGGCAAAATCACCCTCAAAAGAGTAAGCGTTGTCTATGATTTCTGAACTCTTTTTAATCAACTCTCTTAAGGTGTAAAGCCGCTGCAAAGTCTCAATGGCAGATACCGTCCCTGCTGTTGTTGGTAGTGACTCGGTGATGTTAAGGAGGTATCCGATGCCGCCTATGTCGTCGAGTTTGCCTTTCTCCCTTAAGGCTTCGCTAATGGGCCCAACCTCTAAGGGTGTGCCTCGTTTCGCAGCCCAAACGACGGTTTTCCAAACGAGTTGGTTTGCTGGAACATAAAACGAGTGCTCGTTCACTTTGGCGTCCAAGCAAAGCGAAAGCGTTTGTGCGCCGTCGAGGAAGATTGAGCCGAGAACAGTTTGTTCGCAGCTTTTTGAGTGCGGGATAATTCTTTTCATTTATCATCCTCCCATTTCCCAATCGTGCGGAGAAAGGCTTCGGCGCGTTGCGCGGCGGTAGCCCTGCAAAATTCCCAGCTATCGTGATATGTCATTCCAAGCAGGTCGATGTAGTTATTCCTGCCATCAAGCGACATAGCTTTTTCAGCCTCGTGCATCGCGTTTAGGTCGTTGCGGTAGTCGGGGATTATTATCCTATTTTGGTCATGGATAAACTTAGGCGGAACTCCTGTAAGTCCTGACCAATAAGTTATTGAGCGGGACTCAATATCCACATCCTCTTGGTTGGTGTGTTTAATGTGCTTCCACCCACACGTTTCCGCGATGGCTATTCTTTGTTTTTCGGTATTCATGTTTTTAGGTTATTTGGCCCTAGGGCTGTATTTGTTTTTCAGAGTCCAAAGCTTAAAGCAAGCTCGAAAGCACTCGAAAGCCTCAACAAGCTCATCCCGTTCATATGTAAATACCTCCATGCGACCCTTTTCCGTCGTGGAAATATAAATGTTAATTGCCTTGGCTTGAGGGTGAATGTCACCGTAAAGACCGAATTTGGCGTAGTGGTAGGCGGCGAGCTGCCAAGGGTATGTCTCAGGCACTTCAATGTCCTCACCTTCACGGGTGCGTTTCGTTTTAAAATCCACGATGATAGGTGCGCCATCAACGTGACCAGCTATGTCAATTGTGCCAGCGTAGCCCAAACTGTCTGTCACAACCTGCTCGCACTCCATGCCTACAATTTTCATCAACCTGACATACTCCACAGCGGGTGCAGCAAGCTCCAGCACCTGATCGGTAAAGGAGAACATACGAGCCTTCATTTCGTCGCTTCCAGAGGTGTCTAGCGAGGTTTCTATGCAGTCATGGACTGCTGTGCCGAGTTCCGCCGCGCCACCCACCTGCTCCTCGCTTTGAGCCTTGATTTTATTGACCCAACTATTCTGGTCAATAAAGGGTGAAGCGGGGTTGGCATAAGCCACTTTAAGGGCTTCACGCACTTTCCACTCAGTCAAGAATGGCTTATTTATTACGTCAAATATCGTCGTGACGCTTGGAAGCAAGCCCAGCTTGCGAGCGTCTGCGATGGTGGTAGGACGAGTGGGATTTTTAGCCCCAGCTTTTGTATTTTGTGTGTGTGCCGATTCTCCGTCAGTTGTATAGAAGTGCATATTATTTGTTGTTTTTGTTGATGTTTAAACGTGCTGAAAGAATTTTGAATGCGAGTGCTGCCACGATTGAAACTTGTCCATTTCCAATGGCTTTAAGTCTGTCCACCCTATGGGCCACCCCATCAACATTTCTATCCACCAAGGATGAAGAACAAGGTTTAATTGAATCGGAAGTCCAAGCCGAATTTTTATTTCTGTTTCCATGTGTGGTGTTTCCCTTTTCCTTTCCGATGCACAATCTGTTTTTGTGTCTTGAGCTAATGGGGTAGGCCAATATCCAGATTCGTTCTCTTCTATGAGGTGCGCCGACATGGCAAGCTCCCACAACTCCCCATCGTGCATCATACCCCATCTCGGAAAGATCGCCAAGCACTCGGTTGAGTCCTCGAAGAGTAAGCATTGGTGAGTTCTCCACGAATGCGTATTTGGGTCGTATTTCGCCAATGATTCGGGCCATTTCTCCCCAAAGTCCGCTTCGTTCTCCTGTGATACCAGCTCCTTTTCCTGCTGCTGAAATGTCTTGGCAAGGGAATCCTCCGCAGACGACATCGACTTTTCCTTTCCACGGAGTTCCGTCGAAGGTGCAGACATCATCCCAGATTGGGAATTTTGGCAGGATTCCGTCTCGTTGCCGTTGGAGTAGGACTTCTCGGCAGTAAGGTTCAAGTTCAACAGCACAAACGGTGGTATGTCCGAGAAGCAATCCGCCGAGGATTCCTCCCCCTGCTCCAGCAAATAAGTGTAGCTCATTCATTTTTCTCCTTTTTGTTTTGCGAATACACGAAGGGATTCCCATGTCTCAAGATTGGTAGTTGCTTCGTGTGACTCTTTTATGATTTGTTCTCTTGTATATAATGCAAGTCCATCCCATTCACTTTTGATGGCATCAACTACTAATGATGCTGCTCCCGTTTTTCTGTTATGGGAATAGCGGGCGGCGAATACTAAACAGGATTCAATATTGTGGTTCATTTTATTTTTTATAGGGTTGAGCGATACATTCCGAGGCTAACTGCGGCTGAAGCTAAGGTCACCTTGCGGTCTTTAGAAAACTGAAGCAAGTTATTTCTTTTTGCGAGGTAGGTGTGGCACTCCTTACCGAGTGCCATAGAGTGAGCGCAGGTGGGTTTATTCTTGTAGAGGGGGCGAACGTCCACCCCTTCGATTGCTAACGTCATTAAGATGGCTTGCTGCCTACGTCCTGTTTGTTTCTGAATGTCGTGCAGCTTCGTTCCCATGAGGGCTAGGTTCACGATTGTGGTGCGCTCCTCGTCGCTAATCAAGGAACTGTTTCCGCTCTTCTTTTCTCCTCCATCGTCGAGAGACATAAGGAGCTTAAACTTTTGGCGCATGGATGCGATAAACGCCATACAGCTTGTTGCCTGTTCACTCATTTCTTAGCCTCCTCAATCGTCGCCCAGATGGTAGGGTCGATCACGTTTAGCGCATAAGCCATTTTCTCGGCGGCGTCTGCAAGTTGAACAAGTAGTTGTTTCATTTCTGTTTCAGTTTTCATGGTATTAGTTATCTGATCCAATTTCACAGCTTTCTCCACATCCAGCACCAACATCAAAAAGAGGGTCGTCATAAACCATCTGGCTACGGTCAATGTATTCGTTAAACTCACCCTTCGCCATAAGTATTATGTCGGCGGTATTTAAGTGATTTCTAAAAAACCTACGGTCACCTTGGGGTGAAGTTGTCGCAACCGTGAGCTTGTGCTTTCCGTAAAGCGAGTCCATCTTTTTGGGAAAGTCGAAGTGTTCTGGATGGTGCTTTGCCACGGTAAGAAGTTTCCGTAACGACTTCTTCCAACACCAAACGCAATTGCCGTAATGCTCTCCATCAAGATTGAGGTCAAATGGCCACTTTCGGCACTCAGACAAAATATCCTCCTTTCGCATAAATGCTTTAACAAGAGGATAAATAAGACCCTGTTCATTCATACTCGAACTCATGCGATCAACCTCATCTGCTCGGATTCCAATGGCCGTAAGGTAGGTTCCTGGCTTCCACCCCATTGAACGAATGTAAGACCGCATAACGTCTTCTTTTAGGCGACTAGTGCAGGTTGGGCTTGCTGGCGTTGGGATTCCGTATTTCTTGATGTATTCCTCAAATGGCTCACCTTTACGGGACGCATTTTCAAATGTGACTATTTTATGGCGAATACCCACCTTGTCGCCATGAGAAACTACGGCCTCAAGCCACACGGTATTGAACCCAAAATGAACGTCACAATTACGGACAAAATTTAGGGTTTCGATATGCTCGCAACCTGTGTTGGCAAAAGTTACTAGAATATCGTGGGTGTTACGGTGCTTTTCAAGCAGCATCTTAGTCATTACCGCAGAGGTTCTGCCCCCGCTAAATGAAATAGACATTTTAGGTTTATCTCCTAATTCAGTTTTCATAGTTCATCCTCAATAGTGAATTCACCCTCTTCAAGAGGGTCAGATACGTCTAAGTCGAGGTCACGCACCATCTGCCACTTGGCAAGCTCCTCAATGGCCCATTGCAAGTCTTCCTTTCGGATTGAGACCCGTGAGTTTTCGGTCGTGTGAGACCAATTACCGAGGGAGACAATTCGCCCCCAAGGTGTCGTTTCTACGTTGTTGTTTATTTTCATGGCACAGTCACCCTGCCAAGTCGCTTTTCAAATGTCCACACTTTTTTTTCAACTTTGTGAACTCTTGACAGAAAAAAAGGCGTTTTTCACTCTAGAAACGTGATCAAAAAATATCTTGTCTCATGGAAAGAAACGAGGGTTGTGCAGCTTGGCGAGCAGCCTTCTGGAGCCACCCGCCGCGACCCGAATGGACGCTTGTTTTGCCGTCCCTTAACAGATGAATCATTTCCGTTCGTTTCGCGCTTTGGCGGGGACACGGTGGTGTTTGCCGCTACCTCTGAGGAAGCGGGTGAACAGATGCTTCAGATTTCGTCTCGCATGAACCTGCTTGACATCGTTGAGGTTTGACCCATTGTGCGAACTGTGAGGGGCAACCTTCCCGCGATTTCTCCGTTTACGCGATGCCTCGGCAAAACGGATTCACGAAGCTTAAAAACCTAGCGTGAAAGGTGTCCACTTAACGGTGCAATCCCGTGGGTGGGCTTAATAAGGCGCAGGTGGCTTTTGCCATCTGGGGCTGGTAAGATCGACATTAGAACCTTGGGCAATGGGGAGCCGTTCCACCCGAGTTAGGTCTTACCTCCATGCGAAACCGATGCTCAGTTTGAGAGCTCACACGCAACTCCCCTTTCCCTCCAGCTAACGCTGGGGGTTAGGGGGGCTTTTGCTCAACGCTCCGCTAGTTTGAGAAGCCCATACGCAATGTATTGTAAGCGGTTAAATTGGGTTTTACGCTACGCTCCAAATATAACCATTAACTAAATACATAGGTTTGGGTGTTAAGAAACAGGTAAACTTAAAGCTAAAGCAGTAAACGCCGAAAAATAAAATATTGACACGATTCAACGACTCTGCTAGTGTCTTAACTGATATGAAAAATAAAACAAAATATAAGTCACTTAACCGCTACGAGAACGACCCCCGCATAGTCTCAATCTGGTCTGAGGAGGATACTGGAGATGGTCTCTGGGCCGATCTTGCTCACGGATATGTTTGGGAGGATGTTTGGGAGGGCTGCACAACTGTCCACGCTTGGAGCGTGACCCGATTGATGAACGACATTAGACGGGTGAAGCAGGGGGAGCCGCGATGAAGACCATAGACACTCTCAAAAAAGCAATTGAGTCTATCGGCGGAACGCTCGACGAACACGATGATTTCTTCTGTCTGGATGCACCTGATGGATACGTCTGGCGAGCGAATGGCAACCCAAGCTACATGATTAACTGGGCCTCTCGTTCGCAGACTTGGCTAGTCCAAGCGGTGAAGGACGAAACTGAATGCTTGCGGATGGGGCTTGAAAAAGTAACTGGTGAAAAAGAACTCGCAAATCACAGATGGAATCTAGGCAACGATGAATGGGTTGCGCCCGTTGACGCTCCCGAAAAACTGGAGTGGCCGCTATGACAATTAAACGAGTAAACCGTGGAATGTTTTTCGTGCAATCGGCTCCCGATTCACAGGAGCACATCGTTGACCTACGCGAGCGCACTTGCACTTGCCGCGATGACGCTTGCCGCTGCCTACCCCGCCGCAAGGCTGGTGCGGCGTTCGTCGCATCTCCAGCACCTGAGCGCACCGTGTGCAAGCACATCACCGCAGTCCTTATCGAATTGGGCAGAGAGGAAGCAAAAAACATCACTTAAATTGCAGCTATTAGCTCAGTTGTAGATTTGTTCGTTTTTCTTTTCAAAACTCATTGACATGACGCACGCAAGTTCTCAAGGTGGTGATGCAATGAAAAACCTTAAAGAAAAAGAAACGGAGGTCATGCTTTATCTGCTTGACGCAATTCTATCGTCAGAAGATGACGTAATCGAACACCGCTCCATTGAGCGTTACAAAAACTTTTGCGAGGGATTAGCTCGCATCACCACCGCCACCTACATAGCCGCTGACTACGCCGCCGACGACGCAGCACTCCCACCAAACCTAAAACATCGTAAACACAAACACAAAATGAAAACATCAGATAAGATTGAACTCATCACCGTAGCTCTCGTAAAAGCCCAGAAAGCTATTACGTTTGCCGTCAAGGACAGCACCAACCCCCACTTCAAAAATCGCTACGCCGATTTGCAGAGTGTGATCGAAGCGATTAAAACGCCCTTAAATGAAAACGGCATCTTCTTCTCGCAGTCTCCCACTATCGCAGACGCTGGCTATCTTGCGCTGACTACGCGCCTTTGTCACGAAAGCGGTCAATGGATTGAGGACACGGCAACCATCCCCTTGCCCAAAAACGACCCGCAGGGTTATGGTAGTGCCATGACCTACGGGCGTAGATACGCCTTGGCTGCGATTTGCGGCCTTTTCCAAGCTGATGACGATGGAGAGGCTTCCCGCCCCGTGGAGCCTGTTAAAACTGCTGTGGTGAGCGAGGAATACAAGAAAGCTCAAGCTATCATTAACGCTTTCGCCCAGACCCCAGAAGGCGCACCCCTGATCGCCAAAGCCTTCACCGCTTACAACATCAAAACCGTCGCTCAACTGAGCGAGACCCAAGCTGCCTCAATTGTTAAACGCATCAACGAACTCAAACTCAAAAAATGAACAACAAAATCCAAATCTCCCTTGATTGGGACGCCCTGCTAAACTACGTCAAAGATAATCCTTCCAGCATTTACGCTGGTAAGAAGCGTTATGTCAGCTTGACTATGTTTGCGAATGATGGGCCTGATCAGTTTGGCAATGATTTCGCCATCAAGCCGCGCACAAACAAAGCCCTAATTGACGCTAAGATCAAGCTTCCCTACGTCGGAAATGCCAAGATTGACCAAGGCTATAAACCCGCCGCACCTGTAGCTGAAGTTTCCCCATTCTAGCATGAATATAAAACTACCTAATAATGAGTTAGGTGCAGCACTTCTGTTCCTTGGTTGCCTCGCAGTAGTATTCGGCCCATCTGTGGTTGTTTACTTTGTTTCATCTTTCTTTGTGCCAACGTGGGTATCCATCGTTCTGGCTACAATGACGGTGCTTGCAAACTTTCTGTTTGCTATAAAGATAACTAAAGAGTGAGTCAGTTTAATCAAGGCAAATGGTCAGAGGCAAGGATGCGCTCGTTTGCTATGTCTGCCATACGCCGCGCACAATGGCCCGTCAAATACGCAGCCATATCGACGGCATACATAGCAGATGGCGTTAATTTAGCAACGGGGAAGCCCTGTAAACTACATCGCTGCACATCATGCAAGAAAACCTATCCCAAAGGAATGATGCGTGCAGACCACATAAACCCTGTGATCCCCATTGACAACAACTGGAAAGATGGAGAGAACTGGTTAGGCTACAACTGGAATCAGTTGCTACCCCGCCTCTGGTGCGAAGCTGACAACTACCAAATAATCTGCAAAGATTGCCACAAAGAAAAGAGTAAAGATGAAAACACAGCACGCAGGAAAGCGAAGGTATCAACCCATTGACCCCGCATGGGACTTAGGTTTAGCGGTGCTGGAAATCAAACGCGCACATAAAGACACCTATGATTGCGGTGAGATAGCTAGAGCTTGTGGTGTGTCAAAGCAAGCAGTCACTCAGCTAATTAAGAAAGCACTTATGAGGGTAAAGCCAAGCCTGTGTATGATTGCGAAAGAACTATCTTAATATGCCCACTAAAAAATCGACGGTAAATGCAGCAGGTAATTACACGAAGCCCACCATGAGAAAGGAGCTTTTCAAAAAGATTAAAGCTGGAACTAAGGGTGGCGACCCCAACGAATGGAGTGCCAGAAAAGCACAGCTTCTCGCTGCTGAATACAAGAAGAAAGGAGGAGGTTACAAATGAAACAGTCACAACGATCACTAAAGAACTGGAGCGACCAAAACTGGCGCACATCCGATGGCAAGCCCAGCAAGGGCAAGAAGCGTTACCTGCCAGATGCAGCGTGGAGCGCACTAAGCCCCAGCGAAAAAGCCGCAACGAACAGGGCTAAGGCTAAGGGCAACAAAGCTGGCAAGCAGTTTGTGGCCCAGCCTAAGACCATCGCTAAGAAAACATCTTACTACCGATAACATGAGCGACCTATACTGGAAACAGAACTACAACACCAAACTGAGCGACGAAAACGAAGCTCGGTTCAAGAACTGGATTGCCGCACAATCAAAAGCCCGTGGCCGCGATATGTCCAAAGACGACATCGACTATGACCTTCGTGGTTACTGGCTGAATGGAGGCCACAAGTCCGAATCTGCGGGGCATATGCCTGACACATACAAGAAGCCGAATCATCCGACGTTTAGCAACGAATCCGTCTATCACGGCAAGCCTGACTCGCGGGGAGGGAAGTTCGATGGCGGGGCATGGGAAGGAGACGACAAGACTGGATGGACGTTCAAGCCGACGCATCATATGTTGAGCCGCACGCATAAGCTGGAGAACCTGAAACGCTACATGGCCGAGAATGAGAAGGGCGTGAAGCTAGTGCTCCCCATCCCGTATCGCCAGCCATGAAGACCATCGCGAAGAAAACATCATGCCTAAATCACCAAACCTATCAGTCGGTCGCGGAGAGAAGTTGCCTGTATCTAAGGGTGCAGGTTTAACCGCAAAGGGTCGCGCAAAATACAACGCTGCTACGGGTAGCAATTTAAAAGCTCCCGCACCCAAGCCCAAGAGCAAGA